CGAAATGCAGGCCGCTAGAGTAGGTTTTGCTAGATTTGCAGAGGAATTAAACGGCGGATACCCGGACCCAAATACGGGTCAAGAGATTGATAGACTCTTTAAGATCGTAGGAGAAATTAAGAAGTTAGAGGAGAACAAAGAAGTTCTTCGCATGACTGTGGAGCGTCAAAGCTCCGGGGGAGTCATGTCCGCACTATTCGGAGACCGGGCAAACACTCTTAGAGAGTTGCCCAACAATGGCTTAACTGAGGGAGATGCCAGCAAAATAATTAAGGACCATTTAGAAGGATAGTACCTGATCACAGTAAGAATATATAAGAAAGAGGATATGTAATGTTTTCGTTTAAATTAGCAGAAGAATTCGTCAGTAGCTACCGCTCAAAGAAGGTCCCATGGGGCTATCAAGATGCTGCCGGTAACTCGGTAGGTGAGATTACATTTCTCCGTACATACTCTCGTCTTAAAGAGGACGGAACCAAGGAGACTTGGGTAGATGTATGTGAACGTGTCATTAATGGCATGTACTCCCTACAAAAAGACCATGCCAAGACTCAACGTCTGCCATGGTCAGATTCTAAGGCTGCTTCTTCAGCCAAAGAGGGCTTTGACCGATTATTTAACCTGAAGTGGACCCCACCTGGACGTGGTCTTTGGATGATGGGTACCCCACTTGTTAATATTCAGAAAAACTCTGCAGCATTGCAGAACTGCTCTTTTGTATCTACAAACGCTATGACTAAGATTGATCCAGCAAAACCATTTGCTTTTCTCATGGAGGCATCTATGCTGGGAGTTGGTGTTGGCTTTGACGATAAGGGAGCAGACAAAGACTTTACTATCCACCCTCGTCAAGAAGGAGAGACTTATGTCATCCCAGATACCAGAGAAGGCTGGGTCGAAAGCACCGCAGCCCTCATCAATAGCTACCTTAAACCAGATACGAAGTGCCCTGTATTTGACTACTCACAAATTCGACCAGCCGGTGTTCCGATTAAAACCTTTGGCGGAACTGCAGCCGGAGCAGAACCATTAATTAAACTTCATAACCATGTAACTAAGATCTTTGGGAATAGGGCAGGCGAAAAGCTCACACGTCGTGACATAGCTGATCTTGGAAACTTGATCGGAGTATGTGTTGTTTCTGGAAACGTACGTCGTTCAGCTGAGCTACTAATTGGTCGCATTGATGACCAAGACTTTCTGAACTTAAAAAATTCAGAAGCATTCCCAGAACGTAACTCATATGATCCGGCAGCTCCTGGTTGGGGCTGGATGTCTAACAACTCTGTTGAGGTATCAGTCGGCCAAGACCTTACTCCCATTATTGATGGTATTGCCCGTAATGGTGAGCCTGGAGTTATCTGGATGGATGTAACTCGTAAGTACGGCCGCCTTTCAGACCCAGAGAACAATAAGGATTGGCGAGCAGCTGGGTACAACCCATGTGCAGAGCAGTCTTTGGAGTCAATGGAGTGCTGTACTCTCGTAGAGACCTATATCAATCGTCATGACAGCTTAGATGATTTCAAACGCACCTTAAAATTTGCATATCTTTATGCTAAAACGGTAACTTTGATTCCAACTCATTGGGAGGAGACCAACGCTATCATGCAGCGCAATCGCCGTATTGGTACGTCTATCTCCGGTATCGCAAATTTTGCGGATACAAAGGGTCTCCCACTTCTTCGCACATGGATGGATGAAGGCTATGCGGTAGTAACTAACTATGACAAGAGTTACTCTGAATGGTTAGGTATTCGTGAATCAATCAAGATGACCACAGTTAAGCCATCCGGCACTGTATCAATCTTAGCTGGAGAATCACCGGGAGTTCACTGGACTCCAGGAGGTAAACACTTCCTGCGAACAATCCGTTTTGCTAATAATGACCCTATGCTACCTTTATTTAAGTTAGCTAACTATCGGATTGAGCCTTCGAGTACCGACCCAGATAATACCTCGGTCGTATACTTCCCAATTAAATCAGAGGCTATGCGTTCTGAGAAGGACGTATCTATTTACGAGAAGATGGCACTAGCTGCTACTGCTCAACGTTACTGGTCAGATAACTCTGTATCTGTAACCGTATCTTTTAACCCTAAGACAGAAGCTGAAGCTATTGGTACCGTGTTACACATGTATGACGGCCAATTGAAGACCGTGTCATTCCTTGCTATGGATGATACGCTTTATCCCCAAATGCCGTACACACAAAGTACTGCTGAGGAATACGAAGAATCCCGAATGACCTTGTTCCCAATTGATTTGGCCGGGGTATATGAGGGTATGGCATTTGATGCTGTAGGTGAAGCTTTTTGCAGCACAGACGCTTGTGAGGTAAAAATGATTAAAGATTTAAAACCAGGGGAGACTATCGCATATAACTAGATGGTAACTAATCTTTGTGAAACTATGGTAAAGTATGGGTATGAAAACATTAACCACAACCCGTCTTTGCCGCAGTTGCAAAGTAGATAAACCACTAGAAGATTATTATACCGACTTTCGTGTTAAAGATGGTTGTCGGTCTAAATGCAAAAATTGTCTAACCAATGGTATGCCTCCGGGTCCAGTACCTATGGATCCTCTTACAAGGCATACAGTTAATGCAAAGGGGTGCCATATTTGGTCGGGTGCAATTCATCCTTCAGGATATGGAACTGTAAAATGGAAGGGTAAGGCAACGGTAGCCCATAGAGTTACTTATGAGTTATCTAAAGGAGAAATACCAAAAGGGTCGGTTATAGACCACCTATGTAGTGTAAAACTTTGTGTTAATCCAGAACACTTAGAGGCTGTATCATTCTCTGTAAACACGCAGAGAGCGTGGAACCGCCAACACTGCCAAACATGCACATGCACTAATAACGCCTAAGGAGAAACATGTCAGACGAACTACACCCAGACCTATTTGACGAAGACTTCGAAGAAGACTTTGAGGATGGTTTTGATGAGCTAGACCTCGATGAAGAGGATCTAGAAGAACTCGAAGCAGAGCTTGCAGATGATGAGCCTGTAGACGAGGCATAAAAAACGCCAACACAAACATTAGGCCCCCCGCTCAATTAAGAGCGAGGGGCCTTTTGCTTGTCCTAATTAACTAGCTAACACACGTCCTGAGCTATCGGTTAACTCAAAGTACTGTGTATCAGAGTCTTCTATATCTTCATAGCTCTCCAACTCATCTGGATATGTCTCGCCGTCTAACAACTGCTCGTATATATCCTTTGCATGGTCTGCATTATCGGCATCAAATACTAGTGTGCCGCTTTTTTGCATACTAAACATTACTTTGAACTTAGCCATTTATATATCTCCTCCGCAGCTGCAATGTCCACAACCGCATTGTTTCGTTTCTAGTAGTGATAGTTCTTCATTTTCTTTTACTTCTTTAATAAGATCATTTACTGTCTTAAATGGAACTACGGTTTCCATATCCATTAGGCCTCCCGCTTGAACGAAACTTCTCCACTGAAGTTTACCGGCTTCTCTTTGGCATCTAGCTCAGCCCCAGCTACCATCTTTATAGACTTACGTGGAGTTGTTGTTTGTACTACATCTTTAAGCCATCGTTTAGCAGCTGATACATTAGCCCATGCTGCAGAGTATGAGTCATACGAGGTTTCTATGCCGTCATCATTAAGGGTAACGGTTGCCAGCCATGCTCCACCCTTTGTTTGATTTTTTACGATACGTGCTTTGAACGTACTGGTTACTTTCTTAGCCATTTATTTCTCCTTATAGATTAATATCTTCGTTGAACCCTACTTGCTTCAGGTCACGTAAGATGTTTTTGCCAGCTCTTCGGTCCCCTAAGGACTGCGGTCCAAAGAAGACCACTTTCTTTGTCTTGGGGTTAACCACTTTTACGTGGTGTTTACCTGGAGTTATCGTGACCGTAAGGCCAGCTGTTTCCAGGGCAGAGACAAGTTTCCTTATCTCTTTGGTTTTTATATTAAGTTGTGCGAACAGCATTGTGTTCATTTCTCCTTTTTAGTGTAAACTTGTAGATGTAAGCTCTTAAAGAACAGAGTTCACACCCTCAAGGCCCCGGGATTGCGCCCCGGGGCTTTACATTTCCTGGATGCTTTCTATATAAGATTCTTCTCCAGGTCTATTTATGTGTGCTGTATTGACCCATTCCTTAAGATTTCTATCGTAGACTTTCAAAGACCACTCTCTATTATTTATATCGCTTTGATCGTCTATTCTCCATTTCTTAAGCTTGACTCTGAACGTTACACGTAGGTCATATAGATCGTTATCCATTTATCCCCCTTCTCTTATTCCATTCTAGCGGGATTGTTTGTGTTGGGTCAAATCTCTTCGCCGTCCTCGTTGTATACGGATCCGATTTCTGTCCAACCAGCTTGTTTATCTTCCAACCATAGGTGGGACTCATCATTGGTTATGGTGTCCTCTGCCCTATCGATAGCTTCTTGTAAGCTGTCTGCTTCCACCATATAGTCATAGATTATATGGTCGTGTATTGTTACTTTATACGTTGACATATCTTAGCTCTCCATTCTCATTGATTACTGTGTTTCCTGCCTCACCGTAACATTCCTCAACTATTTTAGGGTCGAGTTGATCCCGCATTGTTACAAAGTGTTCAACCGGCCAAGCCATACGGAACACCCTTAGCAATAGTTGTGCTAAGGAATAGTTCTCGTCAAGGCGTAGCGCATAGTTCAATAGGCTGGTTGATCTCTCTGTATCACCCAGCTCATAGTAGTAAATAGCTTGCAGAGTTACAAATGGCACTAGATCTTCAGCGGGAGCATGCACACACAGATACTGCATGAACTTGACACCTTCTTCTAATGACCATCTGTTAGGTAAACCCATAAGCCAGTCACGCACTTGTAGGTCTGAGTTAACCGCTAAGATAACTGCTTCTAACTTCTCACCAGTTAACTCTATGTCATTGTTAAGTGAGTCTGTGATGAACTCACATGCTTGCTTGCGTGTTACTATCATTTTTTCTCCTTTTTCTCAACTGAACGGAATGTACCTTCAGGCGTAGGCCATCGGTATGGTAGATCGTTTGGCACATTAAACCTGTAGTAATCAGGATTTTTGCGCCTTAGATTAGATTTGTGTGATCGGTGAATCTGTCGTTTACCCCACCACCATGGTTTGGCAAACGATGAGTCGGGGAAGCTATTCTTTTTCCATAACTCAAGCACCTGGGCACGTACATTGTCTACAAACCCACGGCTCTCCCACTCATCACATATTGCACAGATATAGTTAGCAAGTGCACCTTCGTGCCCACGCCACATAACTGCTGCTGGGTGATTGCGCCATCCTTTAGTTAGACCCAAGTTAGCCCTAAGTATTTGCAACCCTTCCACACGTTGCTTACCTAGTCTCTTATTGTCTAAGGACTTAGCTGTTTTAACTTCATCTGGCCAAGGTAAGAATGTATTTACCATAGTTTTGCCTCAGAACATGTTTTGCATACTGTATAGATATACCCATCTGGGTAAGTTACTTCGTACCCATCATCTGATAGTATATCTTTGCAGTTATAACAAGATATAAGTGCGTGGATTTCCATTAGTCCTCCCCTTGTTCAATGCACTTATGGTTTTCCCACAAGCCCACTTTCATTTCATCTCCACACCATGTACATATAGACATTAGTCCTCCAATAGCATTGGAATAAGATCCTCTGCATCATACTTAATCAATAGGTGTTTTACTTTTTCTTTGTTTACCTCATAAAGCTCTTCCTCCCTTTGCTTTAGCATTTCACTTAGCCATGTTGCCGGGTCTTCTTGCCTTAGTCGGTTATTTATCATGCAAATGACGCAAACGTAATTTGGTTATCTTGAGCCCATTCTTCTGGCTCAGAGATAGATTCAATTGTTAAGTTGGCACCACCATCTGAAATGTCATCTGATGCATACAAAAGCCACATCTGGGCGCTTTCGTAGTCATTAAATGGGCCTATCAAAGTCTCAGTGAGACTATCGTATACTACGTGCATTTTGTTCTCCTTTGTTTGTGTTGGGTTAGCGTCCACGCTTTTTGATTGCGCTCATTACTACAGACTTAGCAAATGGCAATAAATCTTTAGCTGTTTTAATTCTGCCAAAGACTTCAGCACCATGTTGCCAAGTTTTTTCATCTGTACCACGTTCTTTGTAAAACTCCATATCTCTATCATTCATGATTAGCGTCATGACTGTAAGGATTCCACGTTTAGAGATACGTTCAATGATTTCATCATTTTTAGCCACATCAAACTCACCATCGGTAATCATGAACAACATTTTATTCTTCTTACGAGAAGCCATTAGAAGTTGTTCAGCAGCAAGCAATGTGGAGTATGGATTAGTTCCACCATTGCCATAGATGAATTTGTATTGGGTTCGGTCCGCAAGTTCATTACGGCCGTAGGCTAGTTCTGCTTTATCATCGAATGCATAGACTGTAACTGGTGCACCAATTTGTTCTAGCGCACGTTTGATAGTCCAACATGCAACTGATGCATGCATATCATTACGTGCACCAGACATAGACCCTGACCTATCTACTAAGATCACAGCCTCTACATCAGCACCATCGCTACCTTCATCCCAACGATCAAAGGCTTGATCAATCTCACAGCCTCTGACTGCACGTAATACATTGAGCTTGCCACTAGCCTCTTCACGATGCCACATCGGCTCACATTCATCACGTAAGCGTTCTAGCTCACGTGCGAATTTACGATATAGGACCATTGATTCAGCAGGCACGGAAGTTATATCAAACTTACCTTGCTTCAATACATCATCATGTCTACCATCTCCACCCACGATAACTTTTTGCTTCGTCTTAACATCCTGCTGAACGTCTTTACGTTCTAGCACTGTCTGGATGGCATCCTCAAGCATTTCCTGGATGTCATTTGGTATACCACCAACACTTTCCACATGGCCTGTGCCAGGTTCTGTAGAGTTATGTGGGGTTTGATTTTGCTGTGCCTGCTCTCGTATTGCTAGAGCTTCTTCAGCGGTTTGTGGTTGCGTTGGGTTGTTTGTGTTGGTGGGTTTACCTAGAGTAGGTTTAGACTGTACGTCTGTAGACTCAGCTTTACCCATACCACCAGCACGACCGGCATCCTTCTCCTGTGCCTTACCAGGTTCGGGACGACCTTTACCTACAGGGTCACGAGAACTACATCCGTTAGGACCTTGAGGCATTTTAGGAAGATTTAGATTTCCTAGTACCTCATCGTTCCAACGCTTGATTAGTTCCTGACCTTTAGCATAGTCACGTGGGAATGCCAGCACACGATATTGATCTACAATATCTGCGATGACCGGCACGAGTTCAGGTTTAATAAACAGATCCCTGAATGCTTGCCTGATTTCAATCGGTAGATACCTGCGCCCACGCACCAGCATATAGTTACCTATAGCTTCTTCGGGTGTGCTTGATAACCACCGTGCTATTGTTGCTGTTAGATACGGTGCAATAGATGGATACCTAGCAACTAACAAAGTCTCAATACGTTGGTCTTCCAACATATTTGCAGACTCAAGATAGTCATTCTCAAGTACCCACTTCATGAACGTTGTACCTTTGCGTGGTGTATACAGGTGATGAGCAAGCTCGTGATAATTGAGGCCGTTAACCTGAGTTAGCGTCTCAACATCCATCTCGTTAATCTGACTAGCATTAAAGGTAATAGATTGACCATCAGACCACGCAGGTGCTGGGCCATCTTCTACTACCTTAATGATTACCGGATCTCCGGAGAGAACACGGTCAGCTTGTTCATACACACGACAGAGAGCGTTGAGTCTTACAGCACGTAGCTGTGTTTCCTCATTTTTCTCATTCATATACCACGATTCATTTAAGTCTTCTTGGAACATGTATCCCCCTTAAACTGTGGCTGATTGTGCTACCCATTGTGCCAACTGCTCATCAATGTTAACGTCTGCTTCCTTTTCAATCTCAACTGGGACTTCAATGCCGAAGTCAGACTTGATATTGTGTTCGTGTGTTTGGAATACCAAACGCACAGAAGCTTGCTCATCTGCTGAGAAGTGAGCAATAAAGTTCTCAACCGCAAACTCATAGCCAAGATCTTCATCATTGATAAAGTCTTCAATTTCCATGAGCATGTTAGTTGAGATTGGTGTTTCATACTGACCCTTGGCTGCTTCAGAACGCAATTGCTTGACTAGAAGAAGCAAGGATTTAGATGTGATAAGTTGTGACTCTACGTTGTCATCGTAATCCCATGACAATTGAATGTCAAAGCGATTACGCATAGCAAAGTTGAGTGGGGTTGTACCGATGTAATCTGGGTTCATGGTTGCAAAGATTGTTAAGTCTTCGTGAGCCACGATTGTTTCACCCATGTGGTCAAGCAGCGTAATGCTACGACGACCATCAGTGAGTGGATATAGAGTGGTGTAGATTTTAGGACTGATAAAGTTCATCTCGTCCAGCAATAGCACACCACCGTTGCGAACTACGTCAGTGACTGGGCCATCAATCCACCCATAGCCACCCATACCATCAGGAATAAAGCCACCAAATAATTGGCGAGATTCCATAGATGCGTTACCAGATACTGTTGCCATACGAAGACCGCGTTCTGCGGCCCACGCTTCAACAGCTGTAGTCTTACCTGGACCGGTTGGACCATAGATAAGAACATTGATGTGTTTATCACGTGCTTTATCGAAAGTCTTAAAGTCTTGGACTCCGTAGACCTTGCGATGGATATAACGTTCAGCCAGTTTAATTGGAGGAACTGTTGCCAATGACACGGCAAACGTTGGGGATGCGCTCTGTTGAACAGGCGCAGCGTCTTCGTTTGTTTGTGTTGGAACAGTAACTACCAATGGAACTGTTGTGCTAGTTGAAGCACGGTTATCTGTTACGTATGTTTCCAATGAATCATCTCCCATACTAATTTGTTCGTAGAAGTTACAGAGAACATCTACTAGTGGTGTTGTATCTGTTGTTGGCTCAGCCTTAGAATGCTTATCGCATGCCTTGGTGCCCAACACTGGAGAGTATCCCTTAGAGGTCATGGCACGATTATCTGCTGGTGTAACGTACACACCTACAGGCATTCGGGTCAATATCTCTTCATCTAGGATCTCAGTTGTTAGTTCGTCTAGAGTAGTTTCCTCCCATTTATTTTGGGGGCCCTTTGTTCCATCCGTTAACCTTGAGTACACACGCACATTACCATCATGTGGTGTAATAAGAACTTGACGACGGTCGCCATCAAGACTCTCACTATATGACTCAGTGAACATTGCTATGTCCATTTGTTACCTTTCTCTTGTTTGGTTTAATCGTCACCTAGAAGTCTGTCTTCCATAACGGTGGCGAGAGTGAACATGGCTTGCTTTTCTACAGGCCATTCTGTTATTAGATCAAACAATATGTCATGGTTAATTGCTTTATCCATAACTTTCTTGAACTTATCGACTGCATAATCCAAGAATTCTTCTCGCTCTTCTTCTGGAATCATGTCAAGAGTAAACTCTTGTTGTTCCATTCCTTCATCATCACATTCGTGACACATAGCGTCCCTTTCTATTAAAAAGGTTGGTTGGCTTACCCCCGTTGCGCACAGGGACAGGACGTCTCCGCACATTATCTTCTCATCTCGCATACAACTAGTTACTTCGTACTACTAGCTGCGTGAGCCATATAAATTACTCTGCTATAGGGTTTGTCAAGTATGCTTGAGGTTGGCTTAGCCAACCAACCTTTGGATGTACAACTAATTAAATAAACCTATAGTTGCCATCCGGTTGATACAGTTACGGATCCAGTAACATCATACTGATCCCAACTGACATTCTTTTGCCAACGGTCTGAGATAACTCTTCGACCGCTTTCCCGTGTAGATTCGTAGCAACCAAGATATGACTCATGGTAATGCTCGTAATTTTTACGGCGGGTATTGTAGATTTCCAAGTACTTTTGTTGTGCTTGGATGCGACGACCACAATTACCGCACGAATTGATATCTTGTATCAACTCGTCTTGTGATTGTAGTTCGTCTATTTCCAACTTATCCTCTTGGGACATTGGCTACCCTTTCTCGGGTTGTTTGTGTTGGTTAGTATTTTCCTTGAGCTCGTTCAAGCTCAACGATATCTTTAGCACTAGCTGTGCTATTCATAAGCAAGTTGTTAAACGTTGCCACATCCATCTTCTTGCTTAAAGCCGATGCGACTGTGTTAATGAACGCACCTGCTTTACCTGGCTTATTACGTAGGATTGTTCGTGTAGCCAGAACAGTTTCACCCCATGCAAATGAGAGTGGTGCAAGATACTCACTATAAGATCTAATAGTGTTATCCATTCCATTTGGTGTGGATGCTACTGCTGCAGCCAATAACTGAAGAGCTCGATCTTTTGCTTCTCCAGATTCAGTATTGGTGATTAGGTCATTAATTACTGCGTCTCTAAAGTTTGTAGATATCTCAGAAATCTGTACTAGATTTACTGGAATAGATCCTCTCCTTAGTCTTTCAGCAGCAATTGTTGGATCGAAAGTTTCACTTGCCAAGTGATCTCCGATTGTCATGTTTGGATCGTAATTAAGTTGTAGGTCCAGCATAAGCGGCTACTATCCTTTCTAGATCTGTTAGTGGTTTTTTTACTATATTGCCATTCTCTACCTTGATAGGCGAACCATCCCAAGCTAGAGAAACTCGTTTATTTCCGTAGTCACGTTTGCCTGTGCCACTACAGGGATAACATTCATACTCTTTAAAAAGTGTGTGACCTTTAGGATCTATGTTTCCATGATTACAGGGTAAGTAGTGAAAACGAGAGTAGTTATGTACTTTTATTGCGCCTTCATGTTCAGGGCATGAATAGATATTATTATCATTTACATTTCCCGCCCAACATGTGGCTGGATAACACACCCCATCTATACGACCAGACTGTTTACACATGCGACAGCCTTGTATTTTAGATGGTGTTAGTTTGGCATCTTGTTCATACAACTGAAACTTAAAGTTACGTTGCACAACTTCAACGCCTGTGTATTTAAAGATAGTATAACGAACACTCTGCGCACGTAATGGGTGCCATGTGCCGCCCCAATGCGTAGTTAGTGTGCCGGGTGAATGTAATGTTCTTGTATTGTCTGGATGTATAGTAATTAATGGGTGATTATTAACCCATGGCATTACTATCTGAATATCACTAGACTTATTAAACTTATTGGCATATTGAATACGATAACCTCGGTCATAAAGAGTACGTTCATACTTATTACGACCATTGTCTATATATGTTTGCCAATCGTTATAGGTTTTTTCGGCGTGGTAATACATTAGTTAGCCTCCGCTGTTTCAAATAAGTTTACGGGGATTGGATCTTCCATGTCAACATACTGTAATTCGATGACACGTTCGCGGTCGCGTTCTAGTGTTTGTGTTGGCTCATCATCTGTATACCATACGGATGTGAGAGATATCACAGAGGAGTTTGGTTTCAGCATCTTAAGCGCAAAGCCTAAGCCATCCATCAAACCACTGTAATAAGCGCGGGCACGTTGTTGTTCAATGCCGTGTAGTTCAGCATGCTCTTCTAGTATCTGCTGCTCAATAGCAGCAATAACTTTCTTCTTACGCATTTAATAACTCCTGTAGTTTCTCAGGATCAAATGCTGGTGCGATGTTTGATGGTTGGTACACCTTGCCAGTTTTCCAATGTGGAATTGACTTGTGGTTCCAACGACCACCTGCTTTCTTCCAAGCCTCACGCTTGGCATTGCTCTCCGGACTGCGTCCATTGATGTGATCGAAGTTAGTCTTCGATGGTTGGGCAGGGCCTGGGTTTTTCTTTGCAGCCTTGCCATTTGGTCGGTTATCATTGCGATTACCTTTTGCTTTTACCATTTATCTATCCTTCCGGCGTAGATTGTGTGTGGATACTTTCCACTACACTGTGTAGCGTATCGATGCCATCATCCCACAGCATCAATGCTTCTTTGCGGGTGCAGTTGTGAAACAACACTGCTTCTGTTAAGAATAATAGTTTGTTTGTAGTATTGTCAAACGTTGGGGCGGGTACTTCTTGTTCTTGCCATACATACTGAGTGCCATTTGGCGTTTGTACATATTTACCTACTAGCTCTGTCATTAGTTTTCTTCCTCATCATCTTCAAATGGATAGCTTTGAGGTTCAGGGTTTTTATCGTATGTGCCAGCGCTATTAGATACGCCTATGCTCTCTTCATCTAATCCTTCTAACATTATGTCTGCAATGCATGCACTCCAATTAATAGGTTGGTCAGGCTCTTGAGTGAGCATGTCTATTGCTGAAGGCACTTTAGAAGCCCAAGCAGATATAAGTTTTGCTGGGTCATGTACTTCAAACTCCAGTTCCATCTTTACAATGGTTGGTTCGTATTTACGTATCATTTTTATTTCCACGGTAATTCCTTTCGGATATAGGTAATGAGCAGTTTAGCCTTGTCATGCTCAGGACAGGAGTTCTTTTACCTCAGGAAGAACTATAGAAACCAACCGCGCTAGGCGTTATTAAATTGTTTAGCGGATGAATGATGCCCAGGTTGATGATGAACTGATCTTGAATTCAGTATCAGTTGCACCATCAATTAGAGCGATAGCATTCTGGATTTGTTCGTATTCACTAACATCTTTATTGTAGTTAGTGTCTTTGTAAGCAGGCTTTTGCTCATATGATGGGCGCTGACCAAGTGCTTCTTCAGCAACATCATTGTCAAATGAGTACTCAAGACTGAAACGATTACGATATTGATTTGGATTGACTGTCGTTTCTACACCTTTCACTGAGCTAATGTTTTGCTTAGCCCAAGTGATTGCTTTTTTATCCCATGCGTCTTGACGCTTTTCAAGAGTTGCATTGTCTTTTTCCCAAGCAACTATCTCTGCGTCCATACGCTTGAGTGTGTCGTTTAGCTTCTTGAGCAAGTCTTTCTTAGCCCAAGTTGTTGCAATTACCTTGGTTGTAGCCATGGTAATCCTTTCTCTATACGTGGTCACACCACGGCTGTGATGTGCGTTTGTTTGTGTTGGGGCGTGTCTCCACATGCCCTGCATGGTTTATACTCCCCATACTATGTGAGTTAGTTGCGTACTATCTATTCAGTACTTGAAGCGAGCCAATAAAGTGATGTACCCACGAAGTTACATCGAGTTTAAGGGGTGTCGGACCAGGGGGTCAGTAATCTATTTGGGTTACCTATTCTCATAGGGATGCCGTTCGAAGCCTTAGCAACTGCCTAACCTAACTGCGTTATTTCCTGTTAGTCTGTACGACTTGGATTGTTTATACAATCCGATAGACACACATCATGTATCTATCGCATCATATAGACAAAGATAAAGCCGGGGGAGCGTACCCTCACACGCTCACCCCGGCCTTGCCTAGTTATCTTCTAGGCTTTATCACTAGGTTGTACGCCAAAGTCAATAACGACATGGCGTGCTACCTCTAAATATATTTCTGCATTAGAGAATAAATCTTCGGGGTGGTACAAACCTTCAGGTTTACATCCCCAATTCTGTTGTAGATAGTTCTTTAAACCAGGAACTAATCTATCTACGAACTGATCTGTTGTCATGTATCCACGAGCAATTAGTTCTTTATCAGATGGTCCAGCCATGGCAATACTCCTCTTCTGTTTTTGGGTGCCAGTTTGTTATTGTTTTTTTAGGTATGCCCAACCAATTTACAAATTCGTGGGCACATTTGTGACACAGCGTAAATTGCAGGGGGTTTTCTCCCCCTACATAGTAGATGTTGTCTACGAACATCATGTAGCCACCATCTAAGGATATGTCTAATGCCACAGGTATGTTTGGATCCATATAGTTTGGTCCATTTCTAAAAACTTGTGGGTCTTGACACCTATAGCATTCAACGATGGTGGTGGTTACGGCGGCGGGAATGTTTATGTTGGTGCTCATTTAGGTAGCACCTCATTTATGATAGTAGATAGTTTCCTATCCATAATCTTGCAGCAATGACACATACACTCCTGCAAGCCTTGCTTTAACTCCCAGAGTTCATCATTGATATTCATCATCTTCATCCCACCAGCCTTCCCAGTTATACCCAAAGGTAATCTCCCATCTAAGGAAATAGATAGTTATCTCTTTGTAGTATTTGTAAGGGCCTTCAATGGCTGCCCCAAATAAAATCCAAGGACTCCGTGATGACATTGTACTTATAGTTTCTACCTCTGCGTAGAACTTACCTAACTTATATAATTTATTTGCCATTGGTACTCCAGTCTTTGAGATACTGCTGTGACTTGAGCGTGTGTACATCCATCTGTAACTGAATAACAATTGGGCGTAACATATCTATTGATGCCCGTAATGCTTCCAGTTCTTTCTCAAGGTCTTTCCGTTGTTTACGCACTTAGTTTCCTTCCTGCTTGGAATGACATAGGTGAGAGATAACCTATGCCAAAGTATTCCTTACCACCCCATACTCCATAGAGTCCGGGTGTTTTCTCAGCGTATTCATTACACGCTGAAAGCAATGGGCAAGCCTTACACATAGCAATGGCTAGCTTTTTATTCGGGTCTGCCTTTGAGAGCGGAAAGAATATCTCCCGATCAGTCTGGGCACATAACTGTTCACCATTCATCTTAAACATTTACCATCTCCAGTCTTGGTCTTCTTGGTCGATTTTGTACTGCTCATTGATCATGTATGTAAGCAAAACAATACTTACTATTGTAAAGATTACGAGTAACACATCTCCCCCTCTCTCAGCAATTCAACTGCCAAACTTTCGAGGGATTTTTCGGGGGTCAACTTTGTAACTACACGCTTTGTACAGTGTGTAGAGGAGAAGATAACAACTTGACCGCTAGGTAACTTGGTAGTCACCTTGGTAGTGCTTCTAGTAAATGTGGCTGTACCTATCATACTAACTGCTCCCTTCCATAGTAATACTCAGTCTTAATAGCAGGGCTGAGTAGGCTGAAGTGTCTATCACACAGGTGCTGTGGGAATAGACCTTTGATCTCGATAGAGCAGGTTGCTCTCTCCTTACATAGCATGCACATCATAGTTTCCTCCTTTCTTGACTCCCCTCATAGGGAGTGAGAGATACATAGGGAAGCAAGTAACTACCAGAACTGGTTCGTACTCAAGTCCTATGTACCTTCCACAACCTACAAAAATGGAAAAAATCGCGGGGGATTACTATCTACCAGATGACTTACCATTCTTAAGGTCATCACTATCAGGTAGAACAAAGGTAAAGCCTTGCTTAGGCATAAGGATAAGACGGAACTCATCTTGTATAGCCTGTCTAGCCTGTGCACTGCCACAAGATAGACAGGTGTGCCTACCTATCTCCCAGCGAGCCTGAGGTACAGGCTGTCCGCAACTAATACATTGCATAATTACTCCTAACTACTATCTAGATAGATAGTGAGAGATACATAGACACCCTTGTAGTAAGCGCTTACCCAACTAGGCTACGAGTCGATGCTCTTGCCTATGTATCTTCCACCACATACCTGATAATAGATAAGCCACTAGCCTCCCAACCTGGTGTTATAACCAGACGGCTATAACGGCTAGAAGGCCAGTGGCCTATCTTGGACATAGTGGTACTCAGACTCCAACCCCAACTGGCATACCACAATGCCGTGTCGCAGCACGGGTGTCATGGCAATTACTGCCCCCTATCTATGCCAATAGGTGAACTATGGACATAGATAGAAGGCGGGAGAGATATAAGTCTCCCCCGCCACCTATGAGCAGTTTATAGACCTACTCAGGTCTTGGGATTAGTTGGAAATCAACTCCGGAACCCCTAGATACTGAGTTTTAACAGACTCAAAGAGTTCTTGAGCCTTTAGAAATAACTCAGTTGCTGCTGGTGATGTAACCAGCGGCACCTTCTGTACCTTTTCCACCGCTGCTACTAGACTATCCATAGCATCAATAGTGGAAGTGCCGTTCAAGGCATTGGTATTAGCCTCGTCTAGCGTCTCTTGCTTATCAAGATCAGAAACGCGAGCGAGTTCAGCCTTCATAGCAGCAAGGTTAGATGAAACCTTGATGCGGTTGAAGTTCTTGGACTTACCAAGGAAGGTAGCGTTGAGTGACTTGACATCTATCTCAGGACATACTGAGAGGATGTAGCCGCCGACAGCATTACCAGCGTTGATAACGCCCTTGAGACCAACAGCAATTAGGTGCTGTGGGGTGATAGCAGCGTCCTTCAGGAATGTGTTATCCCTGAAGTCCTCCATCATCCACGCCTTCTTGCCGTTGTGCTTTGCTACTGCTGATGTCACAATGGTCTGTGAGTCAGCAGATAAAATGGCGAGAGCCATTTGGCACCTGCTTTCTAGGTAGTTGGACACACGCCAACATACCTCCCCCACCTACCGACCCGAAAGCCGATAGATGAGAGAGGTTGTTGGAGTTGGAATCCTTTCCCTTTTGCCCCTGATGGGTTACAACCTTATTTTAATCCGTAACGCACCCCCCACCCTTAAAGCCCGCCGAGCCCGCCGATTGACGAGGCTAGACGAACTAGTAGCTCCCAGGTGGGGTAGGCAGTGGCCAAAAGGTGGGGGTGTGATTTTTCTCACACTTGGGATAATTAAGGCAGTGGCTTGAACTATCTATGATCATAGTTTTACTGGAGCAAAAATCGGCGGGTAGCTGTATACTTTAACTCTATGGATGACAAAGAGCGTCTTAAGCATTGGACATGTTGTTTTTGTGGGAAAATTTATCCCGTTCCAGGATTAGCGAGGGATTGTGAGCTTAAATGCCTAGAGAAAAGTTCATAGGTCACAACCTAAATGATGATGAGGCTAATAAGAAGCTCAATCTTGCTGCAGCTATGTTTGGCTTTGCAGACCCTGCATTCCAAAGTGAGAATGCAGAAGATCCATCTGAAGGTTACACCTCTGAGTACTTCGGTGATGGGTGGGAACAAATGCCAGCTCCATCTACCGGTAAGAGGCGGAGAGCTAGATGGATTGGCTACCATCGGGGTATGCAGATGCTAGTTGTTGTCTTTACATATGATCCTCGTAAGAAGGCTAATCCAGGAAAACAGACCAGGGCGGGTGATGTACAGCCTTGGGTTCGGTACGAGGATGTAGATTTAGAGATGTGGGAAGAGCTTAAAGGTTATCACTCAACTGGAGAGTGGTTAAAATTCTCAGGGGTAGAAAATGGTAATTATTACCGTACAAGACCAGGTGAGATAGATAAACTTACAGAAGAATATCTACAGGGTTTAAAAGTACCTAATTAGGGTTTTATAGGCTATAATTATAATAGAGACGCCGAATGGGTCTCAATTAACTTATATCGTCTAAGGAGATATATTATGGCTTCAGGCTACCCTTCAGGTTCCCATCATGATCGTTTATCAGATCAGTGGGGCACTAGAAAACAAGTAACACTTCCTTCTCAGCAAGTAACCATCCAAACCCTATTTCCTCAGTTCAATCGCTGGGCTATCGGCTTTGATCCTATGCTTGATGTATTCAAGCAAGTAGCGGCGCAATCTAAAGCTGCTGGTTATCCACCTTATAACATCTACCGCGATGAGGACACATACGTCCTTGAGCTGGCTGTTGCGGGCTTTGCTAAGGAAGATATCACAATCTCTGTCAAAGAGCTCCAGTTGACCGTACAAGGCCAATTAGAGGCATCTGAGACTGAACCTATCCATAAGGGAATTGCAACCAGAGACTTCAAGCAAGACTTCGTATTAGCGGAGTATGTAGTTGTCAAGAGTGCAGAACTCAAAGATGGATTGCTTCGAATCACTCTGCAGCAGGAACTCCCAGAAGAGTTACAACCAAAGATCATCAAGATCAAATAACCTGCTATAATTAATAAAGAGCCCTAGTATGGTATCGCCCAGCTAGGGCACTTTGGTCTTTAGCTCAGAGGCAGAGCGGGGAGCTGTTAACTCCTAGGCCCCTGGTTCGATCCCAGGAAGACCAGCAAGTGTAAATACAAGGGCTGCCCGCCGAAAGTTTGGAAAATTATGGAAGATTTAAAATTAGATGTGCTCTGCTTCAATTGCGGGGTGATGTTTACTTTACCTGTAGGAATTAAGAACCCGACAGCTAGATGCAAGGAGTGCACTGACTAATGCCAAGATATGACTATACATGTAATAAATGTAACGCTACTCAAGAGATTGAGCGTGGATTTGGTGAGGATCATGAACCCACCTGTTGTCAAGAGACTATGAGTCGTATATGGTCCCCTACTGCTACTATATTTCGTGGTGGTGGCTGGGGAGGACAGTAATGTCAGATAGATATCGGGCTAGAAGGTTTATGCCTTCAGTTGACCCCGATAACTATGCTGCCATTGCAGCTGCCCTAAGAAATGACCGTGAGGCTAGCAGATTATGTGGACCAGGTTATGAAGAGATATATGCCCCACAATCTGACCCACTAAGGCCTAGAGCTCAGAAGTGTTGTTATAACCCCGCCACTGAAACGTTAGTCATTGTAATGACAGATCCCGGCGTTGGTGGTAGACCGAGATACAGCTGGATACAGTATGATATGGTTAACCCTGAGATGTGGCAAGAACTGCGCTCTGGTACTTCTACAAATGAGTTTGTTACCCAAGCCTTAAATGGTTGGCCTTGGTTAACTACATCGTTTGGTCAATTGCCAAGAACTCGCTCTGAAACATTTGACATGGGTTTTCAAGAATACTTGTAATACTCTAAGTCTCTACGAGAGGGTACGATGACAACGCTAGTAGCTATACAAGGTGACGGCTGGTCTGTTATTGGATGTGACTCACGTGCATCTGATGAGGGTGGGCGCTTTATGGATTTAGCTACTCATAAAGTTATAAACAATAGTGGCGTATTGATTGCAGTCTCCGGCGCTTCTAGAGGCGGAAACATTGCACAGTTTGGTTGGGTGCCTCCTAAACCTACTAAAACTGAAAATCTTGATAAGTTCATGACTAATAAGTTTATCCCATCACTTCGTAAAGCTTTTCAAGATTCTGGCTTTGAAGGTAAGGAAGATGGAGATGCTGCGTGGCACGACTCCAATTTAATTGTCTCTATACGTGGAGTACTGTACCCAATTTTTAATGACTACTCGTGGGATCGTGAAGCCCGAAATGTTTATTATGCCGGTTCAGGCGGGGATGTTGCTCTTGGGGCACTTGAGGCGCTAGACTACTCTAAGGTAAAAACTCCAGAGGCTGCCGAAAAAATCTTGCGTAAAGCTGTAGAGATTGCCTGTAAGCACGATATTTATTCCGGCGGAAAAATTATTACACACATACAAATCGCCTAATCCTTAATACTATATATCCGTCCCTAAGTGCACCGGGACTATAACCCTCTATATAGAAAAAGGTAAAATAATGGCCGTAAATAACAATGGCAATTTGCTTGATACCTCAGGCAACGTTGCAGTAGATTTCGTATGGGGAAACTTCCCTATGCAACCAAACGATGATCGCACAGATGGAACAGCTGTTGAAAAGGTTGCAAATAATGCATCTGAAAACAAGCAGTGGTCAGGATACTCAGTTTATCCAAGTGCTCGTCTAAACGCATCTTACGATAGCCACGCTATCGCAGAAGCAGAGTGGGCTAACTATCCTTCATTTATTGCAGCTGAACCTAATTACATGGTTTCAGCAGTATCAGGTGATGGAACAACAGTTACATACACATGTCAGAATTACTTCAAGGGTGGAGAGACCGTAAACATTACAGGTCTTACAGCTTCAGCTTATAACCTTTCATCAGCAACAGTTGTAAACCCAACTAAGGTTTCATTCCAAGTTACTAACGCAGCTAACGCTGGTTTGATCACAGGACAGTACGGTAAGGTTCAATCAACAACTGCTATTACAGCAGCTGATGGTGCAGGAATTGCTTACATCAATGTACCTTCAGTAATTGGTAATACAACCGCTGTTGCTCTTGATCAACTTCTAGATGCTGGCTACGAAGCAGCTAATATCACAACTGCAACAGCAGCTACAAACGCAGCTTCAACAATCACAGCAGTTTCACGTACTCTTACAGCAGCAACAATTACCTCTTCAGGTGCTGGTGCAAAGTACCCAGTTGGAACAAAGATTACAGTTGCATCACTTGTTTCTCCAGATACAGCACTAAACGGTACTTGGACAGTTACAGCAGTTGCTACAAATACTGTTTCTTTCACAACCACAACATCAGGTACTCTTTCAACAACAGGTCTTTCTGTTGCTGGACTTACAGGTGTTGCTGGAACAATCAAGACTCAGTCAACAGCAGCAGGCGCTGCCTCAACTGCAACAACAGCAACAATCACAATTACACCGTTTGCAACAGCCTCATAAGCTTAAAGCAAATAAAAGAGCCGGGAGTTCACGCTCCCGGCTTTTTGCTTTAGTGAGACAATACTCCTATGACCCATCCAAAGAAGAAACATCGCCAATTTAAATTAGGTGTAAAAGATGCCTCTGTTGTAGGCAGATTAGGTGGGGGATATCCTGTATACGGGACATTAGACTGGTACCAACAACTTTATGGTGTAGGATTAACCGGTGTAGGAAACTATGGCGGATCTAATATCGACTCAACATCAAATCAAGAAACGGGTAATGATGGCACAGATAGCGGAGCAGCAACAGCAACTGGAGATGCAGCTGGAAGTTCAGGCGACGGGGCGGGTGCAGTGTGATTCTTGCTCTGCTCGAGCAATGATCGTATCTATTCTGCCGTATGGCGAGTTATCTTTCTGTATGCACCACTATAATCAACACGCTCAAGCACTTACAGATCAGGGCGGAATTGCTAAACTTTTATCTGTAACTGAAGACTAGGATCGGAAACCACATGAATTTTGGCAAAGGCGGACAAAATATTGTCCAGGCTGGTAGCGGCGGCTCTAATGTATTTAAAGGTTTTGGCGGAAACATTTTAGAGACCTATCTTGGAACTAAACTTCGCCGTGGTGAACGTGATTATCACCGTGAAAAAGATGAAGAGTCTCGCATCCGTATTAATGATGCATCTCATCTGTCAAGAGTAAAAGCTAATGCGCTTGAAGGCCTTTTGCAACCACAAATTGCATCAAATTATTATGACCAGGCATTTAAAACTTATGGTGAAAATCACCCAGAAGTTTTAGCTGGAAATAAACAAGCAAATGATCCAATTCGCCCTGAGTTTGCAAAAGCAGTTTTTGAACGAGGAGTAACGTCCGGTAAGCACGGAGTATTTCCTGCCCAAGTTCCTGCAAGTGTTTTTCAAGGTCAAAATTGGGAAGCATCTCGTGAAGCAAAACAAAATAGTAAAACTTCTAAAGATGATACTTCTGCAACAGTTGCTCGTTTTGGAAAAGACGGTAAAATTACACGTGAACCAGTTAGCTATGGAGATATTGGGGTTGAAGAAAGTTTTTCTGAACGTCCTCCTGCAAGTATGACTAAAGTTGATGAGTCTACTCGCCCAAGTAACCAAACCTTTACTCCACAGCAAAAAGCAGATTTAGAAAAAGAACGACCAAGAACATCTAATCTTAATATGGGTATAAATGAAAGTCGTCAACCTTCTGCAAATGATGTTAGTGAAGCAGTTGGTTTAGGAAAAGTTACTTTAGAAGAAGCGTCTGATTTGTCTCCTACACATAATCGGATTTATAAGCCAATTATTAACGATGCTCCAGATTCAGACATTGATATTAACGAAACACATAAACGAGCAGGTTTAAACAACAACACAGAAGGAACTAAATACTAATGGCTGGTCAATTTGATAAGTATGTAAAGATTCTTGGCAATGGTTCACGCCCAGATCGTTTCCAGGGTGTTCCGGAACAATATGCAGGTGACCCTAACGCAGTACCAGATATGGTTGTTCCACCGCTTCTTACTGTAGAAGATACAATAAATGTTGGCGGTAAAGATAAAAATATTACAAGATCTGCCGTAAATGTTGCTCAAGGGCGTAAAGCAGATCTTGCAGCACGAGATCTAGAATTGCAACGTAAAGAACTTCGTGGTAATGCACGTAAGCGTCAAGCTCAAGGCCTTAGCACTACAACTATGCGTCTTAATGAAAAAACAGGGGAGGCATATGATACTGAAGAAAATAAGCCTGCTCCTTCAGGCCGTGTTATGCCTACCCGTCAAGCTAACCCTAAATATTTAGCTGCAGATGCTCAACGTCGAAATGAAGATATAGCCGCAGAGACTGAGGCAGATGATCGTAGATCAGGCATTACTAAAAGTGATGAGTATCTTGCCGAACAATCATTTAATAAGTCTGAAAAAACTAAAGGCTCTAATACTCGTTCTGTAAATGGAGTTACCTTTGACGCACGTGATTACCAAGCTGAAGGGCCAGAGGGAATAAGAGATACACGCCCCCTACAACCTTCCCCATCTCTACTTCAATCATCTACTTTTGCAGATTCACAAGCTGAAGCCCAGGCTAAGTCTAAATTTAGAGATTATGAAAAACCTTCTGGAAAAGTTTCTGACTATAAGCCTACAAAAAGTAAGGGTGATCTTGCTGCTGACAAATCAGAGGCGCTTCTTGCTCAAGGTGCAAGAATTGCAGACAAAAAAGACAAAGAAGGCCCTACAACTGTAGATTACGGCGATACTCTTTCTCCAGAAAATAAAAGCGTTACAAATCCTTATGATGAAAAAGGTAATGTAAAGCCAGAATATAATAATCCTAACAATATTTACAGCACAACTATGAGTGAGCAGAACGGTGAGATTGTAGAAGGCGGCATTCAAAAAGCTCCTTATACAAAGCCAGAGAATTGGACAAAGCCAACTAAATATCCAAAGCCAGTAGCTCCTAAACCTCGTGTTCTACCTGCAAGTGTATTAAATACATCTGGAACTGAAAGAATTGATGTAAGACAGGCTGAAATTGAACGCAGACTCCATGTTGCAAATAAAACTATGCCTACTAAAACAACTGTTCTAGATCCAAATGAACTCCCTGCTAGACCTCAAGCAGGTCAAACTCCTGAAGCAGGACTGATTGCAGCAGCAAAGCGTGAAACACGTGCTACAAATCTTGCTGCTGAAGGTAAGGAAATGACAACTGTTGCACCAGAAGTTATGGCTACAGCAAAGCGTCTTGGTAAAACATCTATGTATAACCTTACTCCGGATTATATGAATCAAACAGCGTTTTTATCCCATGAGGCTATTCAAAAGGCAACTGTTGCTCACGCTTTCGGTGTACACGATTTACTAGGGACTGAAAACGATAAGCTTCATCAATATCTTGGTGGAAGTCCTTTATTGGCTAAGTCTCGCCTAGCAACTGCATATAAAATTGTTGACCGCAACCGTCGTGGGCTTCCTGAAAAAAATGCTGGGGAGTTTGATGTTCTACGCGGTATGGTTCATGCTGGCACTAACGCATCAAAAACTAGACGTGGTCTTGTTCAGGGTAAGACAAGTAAAGTTATTGTTAACGGACAGAGTGTTACTCTTGCTGAAGGATCTCCAGAAAATCGTGCACTTACCCACGCAAAGGCAAGTAAAGTTGTTGATGAAACTGAGGCTGCACCTAAGTCTGCTATTGGTGTTGGGACACCATATGCACCTGAAGCTGGACTTAACCGTTATGGAAAACGCAAAGTTGGAGAGCCTCTTGAAAAAGCTGAGCTAACAGACTTTAGTCCTGCAGAACTTCGTAATAAGAAAATGGTACCAGGCGCCGATGATTCAAAGGCTAAGATGGGCCCAGTAGAAAAAGAAGTAACTTCAGAGGCACCAACTGTTGCTGAAAGACTTAAAAAAGGCCCAAAGAATAACACCCCAAAGGAAAAGGCACCAGTAACCAATACTTTTGCAAAAGTTACAGGCACTGATTTTCTAAAACAATCTGCTGAACGTCAGAACCTAAAAAGTACAACTATGCGTCTTAATGAAAAAGGCGAAGCATACGATACTGAAGATAAGAAGTAGGTTTAAAAATGTCACGCTCAGAGGTTTTCTCGTCTAAACCTCGTGAGGTTCAGGTTCCTAGGAATCTGCGCCATAACGCACGAGAAGCTGCAGAGTACCTAACAGGTCTTAAGCCTGATCAAGCTGATGACTCACATGTTATCACCCGCCAGCGTTATGGTCGTGGTGCTAGTGGGGAGTCCTCAAACTAATGGGACACTCTAACAATACTGTATATACTAACGGCGGAGAATTTAACGGCCGTGGCGTGCATAAATGGCATTGCTTAGATTGTTCTTGGAACCATCAAGAAGTTGGTGGGCGTAAAGAACAAAATCGTGGGCAACGTAAAGCAGAGAGCCATAAGTGCTATAATTCTGCTAATGACTCTTGGAGTAATCGAAAGGACTTACAGTAATGGCAACTAAATCAAAACCAAAAACAGCCGCATGGACACGCAAAGAAGGTAAGAACCCAGAAGGCGGATTAAACGCTAAGGGTCGTGCTTCTGCTAAGGCAGAGGGTCATAACCTTAAGCCACCTGTTTCTGCTAAAGAAGCAAAGAAGTCCCCTAAGTCTGCTGCACGCCGTAAATCATTTTGTGCACGTATGGGCGGTGTAGACGGCCCAATGAAAGACAAAAATGGTAAGCCTACACGTAAGGCTCTTGCACTTCGTAAGTGGGACTGCTAATGGCTACTGCAAAGAAAGCTGCTGCAAAACCAAAGACAAAGTCTAAGGTTAATGAGGCTGGAAACTATACCAAGCCTGGTATGCGTAAATCATTATTTAATAAAATTAAGGCCGGTACTAAAGGCGGAGATCCAGGCGAATGGTCTGCTCGTAAAGCTCAGTTATTAGCATCTGAGTATAAGAAAGCTGGCGGAGGCTACAAGGACTAAAATGGCTAAAGCTAAATCGCAGCAGTCTTTAAGTAAGTGGACCAAGGAAAAGTGGCGTACCTCTGACGGTAAAGAATCTAAAGGTAAAAAACGCTATCTTCCAGATAAAGCTTGGGATTCCCTATCTTCATCAGAAAAAGCTGCAACAAATAAGGCTAAAGCAAAAGGAAACAAATCAGGTAAGCAATTTGTTGCACAACCAAAAAAGGTAGCAAAGAAAACAGCGAAGTACAGATAATGGCTAAGAAAAAAGCCTGGGTTCCTGGAGAACATTCCGACCCTGCATCACCTATTGCTAAAAAGTTAAGTGCTGAGCCAGGTCGTTTAGTTGACGCACCAAAAATAATAAAGCCTAAAAACCCGGGTATTGGTGCAGTATCTTATATTGAGTCTCAAGATGGGCCATGGGACGATGAAAAAGGTGATAAAGAAGTTTTAGGTCGTTATGTACATTTATTTAAGGGTTTTCATGACTCACGTCCTGAAGATATTGATATGAACGCACTAGGGCAACATTGGACTATTGATCCAAGTACTGCTGAGGACTATGCTACTCATGGAGAAGATGGTACGTGGAAACAAGGAACTAACCATACTGTTTTAGAGGGTAGAGTACTTAAAGATCATTTAATGAGTGATGAAGATATGACAGATAAATTTAGAAATGACCATAGTTTGCGAGCCGGAGTTGGCTTTAGAAACGCATCTCGTGAAGTACCTATTCTAAATGGTAAGCCTATTCATATAGTTGCTACCCACCATATAGTTACAGATGAGAATCGTAAACCTATAAGCTCAGTACGAAAAGAAACTACTAGTTTAGTTGGCATGACTAATCCAAGTAAAAGAATGGAAAAGAGAAATAATAATGACAACTAAGAAAAAAGCAGTAGCTGGCGGCAAAGAATACAAAGGCTCTGCTGCTAATGGTGGTCGTAAGATTATTGTTGAGCACTATAAAGATAAAGACGGTAACTGGAAAACTACTTCTAAAAACGCTGCCAAAGCTAAGTATGAGAAGAAGCACGGTAAGCTACCAAAAGGCACAGACGTAGATCATAAAAATAACAACCACGATGACGACTCCGCCAAAAACCTGCGCCCGCTCTCCCACGGTAAGAACACCGCTAAGGAGAACAAGCGCAGGGTTGGCAAGAAGTCTTAGACCAAGGGTACTGCTTTTAACCAGTACTGAACTACTCCACTATATCGCTGGTTTTTACCAGCTCTCCATGCTGTCCAATTTTTACCCCCAGCAGACATTTTAAAGGCTATCTGGGCATTGGTGACCGGATCATATAGGTCATCAGCTGAACTAAGCTTATATTGGCTTACACGGGCTTTTAAAGACCCATATACGTTGACTTGAAAGAGACCATACGAGTTATCCCCCGTTTTGGCATTGCCATTGTGGGATCTTGGATTTCCGTGGGATTCTTTCATAGCAACAGCCCAAGCAATCTTTAATGCATGACCTCTAAAACCAGTCAGGTATAAAAGCTCATAAAGTTGCTCTTGAGTTAACTTATGTAGTTTGGAGTATTTCATTATGGGGCTCACGCATATGGGAGCTACCTTTGTTTTAACAGCCTGAGCTGTTTGAATGAACGTATTTGTTAAGACCAATGTTAAGGCCATTACGATTACAAATAGTTTTCTTTTTCCATCAAATATCACACTATCTCCTAGGCTAGAAGGCCAACCCGAATCTTTTACCTACTGTCACTAGATAAAAAATAGCTCAGCGTCTGTCTGCCAAGCTAGTTGCAACCCTTTTGTTACGTAGTTAGTGTTAGGGCAGTTTCCTGTCCCTATATCTATCTTAGCAGTAAATACAGGGTTGGTGCAACCGCCAAACCCAAATATAGTGTAAGATAGATCACATAGTATAAAAAAAGGGATAAAAATGCGAATCGTACAAAGAATTGTTACAAAACAAGGCCATTATGTTCCAACTAGTTCTCATGCGCCACGAGGACCATTTCCTCCAGAGTTATTTGCTGAACCGGAAATTATTACAGACTACATCCCATTTGACGAGGAACATTCAAGGGGTGCTACAGCACAGACTGAGTTTAAATCACCTAAGCTTTTTCGTTGTAAAGACTGCACTATGATAGTATTAGAACATGAAGTGCCAGATCACTGGTGCGAGGGAACGGGCGAAGAAGATGGCACAGACGCATGACGTTGGTAAGTTTTACTGGCATTTAATGACTTATCCAGTAAAACCACCAGTAGTACTAGAGCGTGCAGAAACTCAAGAAATTGATGGGCAATATCGTTTTGGTAAGGGTTGGTGTTTAAGACTACCACTAACAAGGAAGTCTATTGTTATAGGTAAGTGGGTTAAGCACTATACTGAAAGTCAAGCGTTAACTAATGCAATCAATGGGCGTAGTATGAAACAAGAAGAAGTTGACTGGGATGTTATTAGATTTGGGGCACCGTATGAAGATCTTTAAGCGTAAAAGTAAAACTGTAAAAGAATTAACTAAAGTTCAACGTAGAGTAAATTCTTTGTCTACTCAAGAGCTTCTTACTTGGACGGATCAAATTATGTATTCTATTGGGCGTAATCTATCCTCTTGGCAAAAAACACAGTACAAAGATAGCTTAGCAGAGGCACGCTTAGGTGCAGAATCTCTTAGCGCTATTTTAAATACCCTTAATGAAAGACATGGCCTGTGACCACTGGTGAGTTTGACGAGCTAGAGCCGGAAGACTTTGACGAGTTTGGCAATGTACTGCCAGAAGAAGTTGAAGATGACGGTTTAGATGAACTTTCTAAAGAGTTTGTAAAAGCTCTTGTAGAAAAGATCATGGGTTTTATGAAAGTTTTAGTGGGGCACGAGCTACACGCTTACCAACAACCTTTAGCTCGCAGATTGATAGAGTCCGTAATTATTAACGACGGTGAGGAAATTACAGCTCTTGCTTCTCGTCAGAGTGGTAAGTCTGAAACTATTGCTAACACAGTGGCAACCCTTATGGTTATCCTTCCACGCCTAGCTAAAATGTACCCAGAGTTAATGGGTAAGTTTGGTGATGGAATTATGGTGGGAATGTTTGCCCCTGTCCAATCACAGGTAGAAACCCTTTATTCTCGTACAGTATCCCGCCTAACTAGCGAATCGGCTTTAGATGTACTTGGGGATCCTGAAATTGACGATATGGTTTCTAAAACGCCTGGCGTAGTAAGAAACATCCGCCTTAAGAACTCAGGCAGTAGCCTTATGATGATGACCGCTAACCCTAGAGCTAAAATTGAATCTAAGTCTTTTCACCTCATCATTATTGATGAGTGCCAAGAAGCAGATGACTTTGTAGTGGCTAAATCTATTTCACCTATGGGTGCGTACTATAACGCCACTATGGTTAAGACAGGGACTCCTACAACTCACAAGAATAACTTTTATAAAGCTATTCAGTTTAACAAGCGTAGACAAACTGGTAGAAATGCTAAACAGAATCACTTTCAGTGGGATTGGCGAGACGTAGCCAAAGTAAACCCTAACTATGAAAAGTTTATTAAAAAAGAAATGCTTCGCATCAATGAGGACTCTGATGAGTTTCAACTTTCCTATAACTGCAAATGGTTGCTGGAGAGAGGAATGTTCGTTACATCTTCAATCATGGATGACCTTGGAGATACCTCTCAAGAAATTGTTAAATCTTGGCATAGATCTCCAGTAGTTGTGGGAATTGACCCTGCACGAAAGATGGACTCGACGGTAGTGACAGTAGTATGGGTAGATTGGGATCGCCCTGATGAATATGGCTACTATGATCATAGAGTATTAAATTGGCTTGAAATGCAGGGCGATGATTGGGAAGAACAATATTTCCAGATACAACAGTTCTTGTCATCCTACGATGTGCTTGCAATTGGAATCGACGCCAATGGTGTTGGTGATGCAGTGGCCGGAAGATTAAAAATCTTAATGCCTCGTGCAGAAGTAATCCCGGTTACATCTAGTCCTACAGAGCAGTCTAAACGGTGGAAACACTTACAGGCTTTGATTCAGCGTCAAATGGTTTCCTGGCCATCCCATGCAAAAACTCGTCGCCTACGTATTTGGAAAAAGTTCTACCAACAGATGACGGATGCCGAAGTTCAGTATAAAGGCCCAAATTTTATGGTAGCTGCTCCAGATGAGGCGCATGCTCACGATGACTTTGTAGACTCACTAGCATTGGCATGCTCTCTTACCCAAGAACTAGTTATGCCTACAATTGAAGTTTCAGCAAGTCCTTTCTTCTAAAAAGAATGCCTTTAGGCTGACTAATTAGTAAATAACGACGAGAATTGTGCATGAGGACCTCAATCCCCAACCTATAGGAGAATAAAAATGGCAGTAGATAATATCGCCCCAACACCTCAGTTTCCTGAGCGTCCGGGCACTTCTTACGAACGTAAGATGTCAATGGCAATGCCAGGCCTTCGTGGCCCACTTCGTTTCGAAGAAGGTATTGCAACAGACACAGATGTACCAAATGATTTCCAACTTGGTTTGGATCAAGGTTATGACACTCCAGAAGGACGTCCTAACCACAATACAAACGTAATGGAAAAGTATGCGGATGAGACAATGCGTGAACGTGCTCACGTTGGTTCAGCTGCATGGGTAGAAGCCCCAACATATCTTGGCGAGTTTGCTCAAGGTAACTTTGGAGACCACTCTACAGTCGTTATCGAAGAGGTTATACGTAATGGCTCACGCCAGGAGCGTATGAACCCAGCTTCAGTCTTAGACTAAAAAATACGATAGACTATACCGGTCTCCAGCTCTGTACCCCTTTCTCCGGAGCTGGAGGCCTTTATAGGAGGAGAATATGGCACAACCAAATAATCCAAAGTTGTACAACATGTTATTAGCGCAAGCTAAAGCAAAGTATCCTTCTCACAAACCAAATGGTTTAAGCTTTCCAGCTGCTAAATGGTTTGGTAATGAATACGCAAGACAAGGCGGGGGCTTTGTAGATTCAATTAAAGAAGTTGATCCAAAGCTACGTGATTTTAAGCAAGAAGATATTGAGAAAGAAAAACGTAAAAAAGCATTAGAAAAAAAGAAGAAGAAACAATCAGGTTTCGTCGTTTAAGTTGGGGGCAACTATGAAGTCAGGATGTAATCAATGAGCGGTGGTATGGATTTTTCACCTCCCAGTTATCGGGCGGCGTCATC